TCACGATGTGACCATTGAAGACAGCAACAGCGTGCGCTTTGGTCAGGCGTTCATTGACAAGTTACCTCAACCACAATTGGAGAAGAACCATGGCTAANTTACCNTACACATGGACGATCTGTCCCGATCAAGAAGCCCCCAAGCAGTTCACCGCAAGCTGTAAAGACATGGGTGAGTTGTTGCGGCACAGTCCCAACGGTGACCTGACCATCAATCAAAAACGCACTGCGACATGGGACATGTGGTCAGGTAATCACATGGGCCACATTGAGGAAGTGTTGCATGAGATGACGAAAAAGGAGAAGCCAAATGACAAGTGACGAAGTTTATAAACTGATCGAAGCCAACGGCCTGACCCTGCATGGTGATATTGAACANTTTGCCGAGCTTGTCCGTGCTGCCGAGCGTGAGGCGATTGCCCAAATGGCGGAACCGTGGCTTTTGCCTGAATACGTGCAGAAAATCCGAGACAGGGAGCAAGAATGAACCCGATCACACCAATTGAAGCCTACGCCACAACGGACGGCAAGCTGCACCATGACCCACTGGACGCGCAAGCACACCAGCATGGGCTGGACATCACTCCAGAAGTCGAAGCGTACTTGGGTGACTACAGAGTCGCGTTTGACGGCGTCCCACGAAAGATGGCCATCATCGACTGGGAAGTGACAAAGAAACTGAAAGAACTGAAAGGAAACACATGACTGAGAAACTGAAGATTGAATTTGCCGAGGGTTGCTTTGACAACTTTAATGGCACACAAGAAGAGCTGGCCGAGCTGTTGGCAGACATACATCAAATGGTCAATGACGGAACCCTCATGGAGAATTCCACACCGCTNAGCCCAGAGGATGAAGCCGAGTTCATTGAGCTCATGCAGAAGAAACTACCAAGGCAGTAAACCATGACACCCGAAGACGAAGAGTTCAACCGCATTGAGATGGAGTCGCGCATACGACAGGANACTGTCCGAGCTGCACTGCAAAAGATGCATGATGATGACCCCAACGGCATCCCGTTTGTAACAAAAGAACAACTGGAACAACTACTGAAAGACCTGCATGATTGACAAAATTGATTGGGATGCGCTAGATGCCGAGCGCGAAGCGCGCCAGAAGTACGCTAACGAAATGAATGACCGCATTAGAAATAACGGAGTCGAGTCAATTGGTTTAAGCGAAAGCGATTGGGTCATTTTACGACTGCTGTTCCTCTTGTATAAAGATGGGCGGCACGCGGCCACACCAGAAGCGCAACGCGTGATTGGTTGGTTTACGAACAAGTATCCCGGCTACGGGCAAGAGATTATGCTGGCCGCATTTTCAAAACTGGCTGGCGAGATGAGAACACGCAATGAAAAAACATATGAGCCCTTTTGGGGCGAGAAAGGAAAATGGGAATGATTGACCACCCGCAATCCCCCTTCCTGTGGCAGAGCAACCCACGCCCAAGCATCTTGTTACAAGACCGATCCATCAAAGCATCGGAGACAGCGCGGCAGCAAGGGCACTTGTCCAAGAACAAGTCATTTACGATTTACTCAAAGGCACACCATGCCAAGACCAAGACCGCCTGAAGAACTGAAAGCCCGCTCCATCCGTATGTCCGACAGCGAGTTCGCACGGTTCAGGGAATGGGGCGGGGGCGAACGCCTGCGCCGGATGATGGGTGGGCAACCCGAGAAGTACTTCACAGTCTTCCAAAGACCAGAGTACAACCGCGCCGATCTGGCATTTATCAAACGCAAACAAGGAGAACGCAATGACTAAACCGATACCGACAGACGCGCAGATGGATTTGTTCGATGACTTGGCGGCAGGCATCAACGGCTTGGCCGCAGACCATCTGCAAATTGGAGGCAACCACTACAAGGACATGAGCTTGCAACCATGGGAGGTGATGGAGAACGTGCTCACATCCGAGGAGTTCGAGGGCTTCCTCAAGGGCAACGTTATCAAATATAGCATGCGCCAAGGCAAGAAGGCTGACAGCGATGACGCCAACAAAGCCAAGCACTACCTGATGAAGCTCAAAGAAGTGCGGGGATACTGATGGCTAGAACTCCAGAAGGCGTAGTCAAAGACGCGGTACGCAAGATACTCGACGCATTGGATGTCTACTACTTCATGCCTCCGGGCATGGGGTTTGGCGTCTCTGGCGTGTTTGACATAGTTTGCTGTGTCAACGGGTTCTTTGTAGGCATAGAGTGCAAGCGCGATGCCAAGACTGCACCGACGGCGCTACAGACAAAGGCAGCACAACAAACACAAGCCTGTGGTGGGGTTGCTTTTTTGGCAAACGGTGATAACATGACGGAGTTGGCGGAGCTTTTAACCCGGATAAAGGAGTACAAGTATGGAGTTAGCTGGAGTTCGTTTTGGCCGTTTGACAGTCCTGCACCGTTCGACAAGTGGTAGGCGTGTGCCGTGGGTGTGTCGCTGCGATTGCGGCGCAGTCGTAACCAAAGCGCAGGGGGACTTACGCCGGGGGGACACAACCTCCTGCGGCTGCGCAAAACGCGATGCAACTATTGCACGCAACTATAAACACGGCCTGACAGACACGCCGACACACTTGGCTTGGAAGCGCATGCGTCGTCGCGTGCGGCATCCCGAGGATGACGGAAACGCCTGCTACCGAGGCGTGAAAATATGTAAACGCTGGGATAAGTTTGAAAACTTTTTGGCGGACATGGGGGAAGTACCAAAGGGGTTTTCACTGGACCGCATCAACAACCGGAAGGGGTACTCGCCCGGCAACTGCCGGTGGGTGCCGCTGTCGGAGCAAGCCAGAAACACAAGAAGATTGCGAATGGTCGGTAACACATATCTGTCAGATGCCGCACGAATAGCAGGGCTTGAGCCAGATGTTGTTTCTGACCGCGTAAATAAACTGGGGTGGGATATGCAAAGGGCGTTGAGTACCCCAAAACGTACACAAAAGGAGAAAAAAGATGGACTTTGACAAGGACATGGATGACGAGATGAATCGGATGTCACGCGAAGCGTTGGCACGCCTGTCGACAATCACTGACCCCGAGCGCAGACAGTTGGGATACCTCCTGACGATCTTGTCGGAGTGCTTTGGTGAAGGCGCAAACGGTATGGCTGTGCTGGCTTTTCGCCGTGGCGACTCGGTGCTGGGCATCATGGGCGTGAACACATCCGACATGGACGCTGCTGAGATACTGTCTGAGTCAGCGGAGGTGATGAGCCTTGCCGTGACGCGTGATGCACCAGCCAAGGAGATGTTTAATTGAGCGCGCCATACGAAAGAATAATTGTTCTTGACTTTGAGACGAGCTGGGGACGCGGCGTTAAGCTGGGCTTCTCTTGCCAGACCAACGAAGAATATGTCCGCGACCCACGCTTCAAAGCATGGGGCCTATCGTGGAAGGACTACGGCAGTGAGGAGCCCGCTGTGTGGGTGACGCACAAAGACCTGCCCGAGTTCATGGCCAGCATTGACTGGAGCCGCACCGCAGTCGTTGCACAGAACGCGCTGTTCGACGTGTCGATACTGGAGTGGGTCTACGATGTACACCCTGCGTTTATCTTTGACACGTTGTCCATGGGCCGGGCGCTGCGCGGCGTTGAGGCGGGTAACCGTTTGGAGAAGCTCGCTGAGATGTTTGGTCTGCCGCCCAAGGGCGATGGGCTGTCGCCTTCAGAGAACATCCTTGACGAGCTGCCGCCCGATGTGGAGCGCACACTGGCCGAGTACTGCTGCCATGACACATGGCTGTGTGAGCAGATATTCAAGCGTCTCGTCGTGGGTTACCCCGCCAAAGAACTGAGGCTCATTGACATGACGCTCAAGATGTACACGCGTGCATGCCTTGTGCTTGACCCCAACATGCTGACCGATGCCATCCTTGAGGAGAAAGAAAAACGTGAAGCCCTTTTACAAAAGCTCGGCGTGGAGGAGACTGCACTTGCGTCGAACCCGCAGTTTGCGGCAATCCTTACTTCGATGGGTGTGCCTGCCCCTACTAAAATCAGCAAGACCACTGGGAAGGAGGCGTTTGCTCTTGCAAAGAATGACGCGCTATTTCAAGCGTTGCTCAATGGTGAACGTGAAGACGTTGCCCTTCTTTGTGAAGCGCGTCTTCGGGTTAAGTCTACAACCGAACGCACCCGTGCACAGCGGTTCCTTGACATCAGCCAACGTGGCCCCTTACCGGTTCCTCTCTCGTACTACGGCGCGCTATCGGGCAGGTGGACGGCGAGTAAAGGCAGTGCCATCAACATGCAAAACCTCAAGCGAGGCTCGTTCCTACGCAAAGCGATTATGGCTCCCGATGGCCACCAACTCGTTGTGGGCGATCTCTCGCAAATTGAACCGCGAGTCCTTGCGTGGCTATCTGATTACACAGACATGCTGGACATCTTCAGGGCTGGCGGTGACCCTTATGCCGCGTTCGGTGCGCAGATGTTCAACATCCCAAACCTCACCAAAGAATCGCATCCTGACCTACGTCAGTCAGCGAAGAGCGCGTTGTTGGGCTGTGGTTACGGACT